GAACTACTATAAATTATACTGAGAGTGCAGGTGATTTGGCAAATGATGGGAAAATGTTACTTGGGGCAGGTTTTGATGAGCAGGGCAAGGGCAAGAGAATGGGTAATGTTCAAAACCGTTGGCATATAAACCGTGAGGCAATGTCACTTGGGGCAGGGGAGTCTATTATAGGATTTTGTATGCACCCATCAACTGTTGAAAAAATGGCAGAAGGCGGACAGGACTATAAAGATATGTGCGATCTTTCTCATTTCTATATTCGTAACGCAAATGGTCAGACACAATCAGGACTTGCACTTCTTCATTTCCCTGCATCTTTCTGTCTTGAATTTTATATGGATAAATTTGGTCAGCCTGTTATGGATGAGCCGACACCACGACAGATAAGGCTTGGGTTTAAAAAGAAAATAGGGAGCAAGGCATTTATTGAAAATACAAGAAAAAGTCTTTATGACCCCGAAAATGCCTCTAAAATGGTTGCTTACCGTAGCTATGTTCGTAAATTTCCTGAAAAATACGAAGAATGTTGGACAGGTATTGCAGGACAGTTAGGATTGCCTAATGAATTTATCCGCAAGCGTAAACGCGAACTTGAATTAAAACCTGAAACTGTAACAGGTGAATTTGAATGGGTAAGCAAGAGTAAGTTAATAGTTGATTTTGTTGAAAAAGGAGATGGCAGATGGACAGTATGTAAGATACTTAAACGTGAAGAATCCTGTCATGTTACAACGATGGAACAGTTTTCCGCTTTTGAAAATTCAGAAATAATAGTAAACAGGCCGGCAGGGATTATAAAAACCATAGTAGGTGTGGATTCACACCAGTTTAGTAATATGGCAGAAGCAAGGTACATAGAAGCTAAGCATACTAAAAAATCAGAAACAGGTATATCTGTATTGCAACGAAGGGATAGAAACATTGATATTACCGAAGATAAAAAACAATGGAAAACAAGAAAGTTTTTAGCATCATTTCAAGGCAGGCTTTCAACATCAGCAGAACAAGCAGACGAGGCATTGAAAGCAGCAGTATATTATGATGGGCTTATAAATATAGAAACTAACCGCAGGGAAGTATGGGAAGAAGTAGTAAAGGCTAAAATGGGTGGTTACCTGAACTTTAATGTAGAAATGCTTGCGAATGGTGAATATAAAATGGCTTATGTTCCCGGCACTACATTAACTCCGCAAACAAAAATATCAGCATTTGCCTTGCTTGCTGATTACTGGATTTATAACTGGAACAAAGAATCAATACTTGAATTTGCGCGTGACAGTGACGAAATAAGTTCGATGGAGGAATTGACTAAATATGATAGGCTTGCTGCTCATTTGCAGGCATTATGTGGTGATGAATCACTTTACCCTGATCTTCTGAATGAAGGTATGGATGAATTGGAAACAGATTCAGGATTTATATTAGGTGCTCAAAGTTTTTAATATATGGCAGAAAAGTTTAAAATAACGACTAAGGATTTTAGTAAATTAAAACTAAAGAACAAAGAGTTTTATAAAAAAAATAGTTTTAATTATCCTGACAGTAAAATACCTGCTGCCAAAAAAGACAGGGAGTATTTTCAGATGTGGGCTGAAAAGATATACCACCTTTGTCTTAACGGCAAAACATGGATGCCCTTGTCTGATTATAATTCTATTGACATCATGCGTGCATACGCGGACGGGAAACAGCCGACATCACAATATAAAGACTGGATATTAGGATCATGGGGAGTGAGAAACACCGATTCAGGTTCATCAGCAGTTAATGGTGAAGGTTGGGATGTACGCAGTGAAATGGCGAATGAACCAAAGCGTAAAGCATGGATGAATATTAACACACAACCGGTCAGTGTTGCACCTAAAATAATTTCTAAAATAAATGAGCATATACGGTCAATGTATTATGAAATGTCTGTTAGTGCAATAGATTCATATTCAGTTGAAAATGAAGAACTTGCAAAATACAGGCTTTGGTTTGAAAAAGAAAACAGGGATTGGTTACAGGCGCAATATTCAATGCTTGGGGTAAAAATGGAAGAACCTGTTTATGAACCAAAGAATATTGATGAACTCGAACTATATGCTTCGACAGGCGGGTTTAAACTTCCTTACACTATTGCAATGGAAGATTTATTGCGCCATAGCTTTGATGTTTCTAATTGGGACAAAGAAGTAGCTGAACGTGTACGTAAGGATTTAATGACGTTAGGTTATGCTATCGTAAAAGAAGAATTTGACAAAGAACTTGAAAGAGTTGTTGTGAAGTATGCCGATCCTAAATTTAGCGGTATGCAGTATAGCAACACCTCATCATTCAGGGACAGCGAGATAGCTTATACCGTTACATGGACAGAAGTATCAAAGATAAGGCAAAGGCTTAACATGACCTATGAAGAAGCTGCTGCCCTTGCTTATGCTTTTAGTGACCAGTTTGGTAATCCTTCTGCCGATTCGTGGGATCAGCATGGTTCTTATACATTAACAGAAGGCAATGCCAGTTTAGGATTTGATTTTTATAAAGTTCCTGTATTTGAGTTTGAATTTATTGATATTGACAATGAGAAGTATATAGAGTTTAAAAATAAGTATGGAAGAACTATCACTAAAAAGTATAATGGAGAAATAGAGGAAAATGAAAAACTGAAAAGATCATCAAAAAGATTAGTAAGGAAAGGTTCATGGATTGTTGGCACAGAACATTTATACGATATTGGAGTTAAGGAATATATACCCCGTGATGAGTTTAACAGGCCACGCACAAGCTATAGGGCGATAAAACTTAACACAATACCGATTATAGAACAGATTAAGCCATTTCTGGATTCATTTAATCTTGCATGGATAAAATTACAGGATTTCATTGCCAAAGCAGTAGGTAACGGATTTGCTGTTGATGTAGGTTCATTAAAAGATATTGCTGTTGGCAAGGATAAGTCATTTGATCCTATGGAAGTTTTGAATTATTACAGGCAGAGTACATTTCTGTTATACAAAAGAATGAAAACAGGGCTTGCAGGATTGAGCAAAGTCAATGCGCCTCCGATAATTCCCATCAGTAATAATACCTATGACAATATAAGGGCACAATTTGAAAGCATGAATTTCTTTATGCAGAAGATTGAAGATGTCACGGGGCTTTCAATGGTGGCACTTGGCAAGACAGCAGACCCTAATGTAGCTAAGTTCAATATGCAGGTAACTGTTCAGGGTACAAATGAGATTATAAACAATATAGCAAGATGCCAGACTGATTTGCAGGAAGATGTATCTGTTAATGTTTGTTACCGGATAAGATCACTTTGCAGGGTAAATGAGCATATACGCAAGTCTTATGAGGAAGTGATAGGCAGGCAGCGGATGAAATGTGTTATTGATGCAGAAAAGAACCATGTTAAGTACGGGATAAGGATAGAAGCATCCGATATAACAGAGGAAAAACAGAATATTATAGGTATGCTTGGCGCAGCTATTAAAGCACCTGGAAGTGATGAGGTTGGCAAACTTGATCTGTCAGAGGCTATATTAATTCAGGATATGATAATGCAAAGGCAGAATTTCAGGCGAATAGGCTTAATATTAGGATATAAGTTAAGTAAAAAAGAAAAAGAGGCACAACTTATAAAACAGAAAAATATCGAATTGCAGGGAGAGCAGGTTAAAGCACCTGAACTTATTAAACAGCAGGCGCAAAAAGAACAGCAACAGTTTGAACTGCAAAAACTTGAACGGGAATTTTACTATGATTATATAATAAAGTGGGGCGCACCTCCGGGATACCCACCGGTTGAAACGAAGAAAGAAGGGAATATACAACAATAATAAAAATTTAAGGTTATGGCAGAGAATGAAGATTTTATGGATCAGGCAGTTAATGAATATCTTGGTATTGATCCAAATGCCGACGAAAAGGTTGATGATCAAAAACAGGATACACAGGATACTGTAAAGACTGATGTTGGGGATGAAACGAAAAATGTTGCGGATTCAACAGCGTCAGTACAGGAAACTAATGAGCAAAAGACTGTTGACAATGAATCGCAACAGGAGATTTCCAGTGAAAAGATTCTGGAAAAATTCAATGAGTTGACAGGATTAGAATTTGATACTATTGATAAGGTAAAAGATTTTGCAGACAAGTATCAGAAATATCCCGAAGTGGAAAAACAGCTTTCGGTTATGCCGGAACTTATTGATGCACTTGAACAGGTTAAAAATCCTTTGCACTTCTTTAAGGATGAAACGGAGTTTAAGATTAATGAACTGACAAAGGATAAAAAGTACGAAGGTAAAGAATCGTTGATACGAAAAATATTACGTAATGATTTGGATAAAGTTGACGACTTGGAAGTAATCAAAATAGCTTCACAGCTAAAAGCCAAAGAAGGAGTGAGGAACCCTTTGAGGGCAGAGCTGAAACTCATGGGTATAGACCCTGATGAAGTTGTTGACAGTTATGATGAGTTGGATGATGATACCAAAGATTTACTGAAAATAAAAGCAGACCAATATAGGGATGATTTGCCTAAGATTGGGGAAAATGTTAAAGTTCCAAAGTTTGAAGGGACAGTAGTTGAACAGTTGTTAAATGATAAGAAGGCAATGAAAGAGGATTTCGATGCCCGGTTAAATAAGATAACACCTGTCGCACAGGCTATTGTTTCTGAAATAAAAGAAATTCCCGTTACAGGAGATTTCAATTTTAAATTGGAACTTACCCCTGATCAGGTTAAATCTTATTCACAGGAACTTGCTGAGGTTGTATTAAGTGAAAAACATGACTTAACAACTAAAGAAGGGAAACAACAGGTTTATTCTGCATTAATGGATATGTTCAAAACGGATTTCTTCGATAAGATTGTTGAAGCGGCAGTAAGCTATAAGACTTCACAGGCAGAAGAAAATGCAAGACGTGAGAACAATAATGAAAAACCACTTAATCAGAGTGAGCCGGAACCCGGAACAGGGGAAGGTGATAAGGATTTAATTACACAGGCAGCAGAATATTTGGTCAACAGAGATTAATAAAATTATTGTTGAATTAAATACGAAAAACAATGAGTACAGAAAAAGGTGGAGATATTCGGGGTAATGCACGTGAAGGCGTATTTTCGCAGACATGGAGGCTTGCCAACGAATCAGACACATTAAAACCGCAGACTTATGGCGAACTTGTTAAACTTTATGGTGAAGGTTTAAAGTTCGTTGATGCCCTGTTTTGGGCAAAGAAATATATTGATATTTCAACACGTGACATTGATGTTATTGAAGAAGGTCATTTTTGGGATACTCTTACTACCAGCGCACAGACAGCAACAGCAATAGCAGGTGCAGATATTACTGTCAGTTCACTTGATAATGTCAGGGTGGGATTTTCACTTCATATCCCTGCTGATTATTTTACAGGTGTAGGTGTACCACAAACATATCGTATTACTTCTAAGGTAGAAGGCACTCCGAATGTTTATACATGTAGTCCGTTTTTGGCAACTACCGCACTTACTACTGCTATACCTACTGCAACTGAATTGATAGTTGGTGCAAGCTCGTATGCTCCCGGTGCGGGACAGCCTGCATCAAGTATTCAGGATTATTTTTCACATGACCATGAAACAAGGATCATAAAAGAAACTGTTCATTGGGAAGGTGGTCAGAATGCGCTACAGGAATGGGATGATCTGAAACAGTCAGAATATGGTGCAAGCCTTTATGCCCGTTCTGTATTAATTACGCAGATGAAAATGCGTTTGCAGCAAAATGATTATGTTCTGATGGGCTATCCAAATACTAATTCATTAGTACAGGATAATCGTCATGGTGAAGAAAATTCTATTCTGTCAGATTATGGTCTTATTCCTGCGATGGCAGAAGATGATGGTGCTATGAAACAGTATTACACAGGAAGTTATGCAGAAGATAACTTTGATGTTGTTAAATTTCTGTTAGCTTCTCAGGGACTTGCAGGTATGAACAGCGTGTTCTTTGGACTTGGACAGGAATTGTTCACTTCCATTGAAAATAACATGCTGAAATTCATCCGTGAATATTCAGGTGGAACTGACCTTTATTACGACCAGCTTAATAAAGTTGGCTTTAATGTAAGAGAAGTATTTAAGAATAACACCAAATTTTATTTGTGTGAAATTCCTGAATTTGCCGATCCTACACGTTATGCTGCACCTGGTTATAACTTTGAAACAATGGGATTAATATTTCCTGACAGCAAAGTTACCGCAACTCTTAATGGTTTTGATCCGCGCACAATGGCAAATGCCAAAGGTGAAAAGAGGTCACTGAACCATACTACTATCGGATTCCTCAACTACGGAAAAGAAAACCGTAAAATGATCGTAGGAAATAAAGCAGGTGTAAACGGAATGGGAATACCTTTCAGTGATGATTGGGATGATAGTTCACTGTATGCACTTACCGAGATGATGCTTATTACTCTTGCTTTGAACCAGACCATTTTGGTTCTTCGCACTGATTGATAGATGTAATTTTAATTTTGGGAGCAGTTTAAATGGCTGCTCCCATGTTTAACAACTAAAAAAAATAGGTTATGGCAATTTATTTGAATGATAAAATATTAAGGGCTAACACCGAGGGGAGTAAGTTAGAACGGGAATACAAGGAAGGATTGGAAAAAGTTGATAAATTTTTCAACAGATTTCGCATGGAAGGAAGCAGCACAAGCTATATACAAATCAGGCGAAATGCTAAAAATCGTACAAGGAGTATGACGACAAAGAAATTAAAAAAACTCCCGACAATAGCCCTGCCGGTAGTTGTCAATTATTATGACGATGAACTTGGGGCAACTACTATCCGTTATGCTACGGAACCACCGCAGAGAAATGCAAATGGTGGTGTAAATTGGGGAACTAAATATATTCAGTTTAATGAGGTTATGTCGATAACTGAAAACCAGAAAGATTTGGCTTGGTTTTTACTTTTTGCATCCAACCTTATTAAAAAAGGTGTTTACCAGATTGTAGATACTAAGGCAGAATACGAAGGAACATTTAGTGAAATTATCCTGAAAAAGAATGTTGTTGATGCTTTGACGTCAAAGGATAATGAATTAATAGTTCATTTGGCTAAGAAGTTTATTTCAGAAAATGTCGCTAAAATTGATCCGGTTGAACTTGCGGTAAGGTTACATGACTACTGTGAGAAAAATAAAAAGTGGGAAGATGTATATAAAGAGATAAAGACATTTAATTCTGCAAATGTTCTTGCAAAAGAAGCTGTTTCGGAGATTGAGTATGACGGAGAACCCGTTTCCATGTCAAAATGTCCTAATGAGATTAAGGCTGCTGATTTAAGGGAACAGGCTAAAGAATTGGGTATTAAAATGACCACTCCTCCGCAGACAAAAGATGTTCTTTATTCACTTATACAACACATAAAAGAAAAACAAGAAACTGTGTTAAATGAATAATTTTCAGCTATATAAGCTACTGAATTTTATAATCAACAAGGATGTATATGCACAGGCTATAAAGCCCGATGAGTTTGATTTGGAATTAAAGTCTAAGAATTTAAGGCATTTTAGAAAAAGATTAGGATTGCCAGAGACCTATATTCCCGGTACGGCCAACGAGGGAGCAGGGGTGACACGTCTAACAGACATAGACCTGCTTCCTTTCCTTGTTGAGGAAACTTTAAATCCAGTAAGTGGAATAATTACATTAGCAGATAACTGGTATTATCCCAATGATTTTTATACGGATATATCAATATCCTCGGACATAATCAGTCTTGAAGAAGTCAGTAACCGCTTGCGTAATTATATAACTCAACCGACAGCATTACATCCATGTGCATATATCGTGCCACAGGGATTAAAAGTTTTTCCTGTGACAATAACCAATGTTACGGTAAACTATTACAGAACACCGCAAACTCCTGTGTTCCAGACAACTATAAATGTTGATTTAGAACTTGAATACGATACTGTTAATTCAGTAGAGTTAGAATGGGATGATGCAAGTAAGTTTGACATTTTGTCTATGATATTACAGGAAATGGGTGTGAATGTAGAAAGATGGGATTTGCAACAGATCGCAGCTAAATTAATTCAACAAGGTAAGTAATCATGCAAAAAGGCAAACTCATAGAAAGTGTAAGACAGGAAATTTTAAGACAGCAACCTGTTCAGGATTCAAATAAGCAGGCTCATTTCTTATGGATTGAACAGGAAATAGCAAAGGCTTATAATACTGCATTAAAGGAATTTTACAACAATGACAAAAACCTTGAAAATGCAGAATTGGATTACTATGCTAAAAAATATGAATGTAGTGTTGTTAAAACAAACGGGGTTTACAATGCAACTTTGCCTGTTACGCCAATTGAGTTGAAAAGAAATTTAGGTATAAGATCGGTTAAGCCTAAATCGGTATTGTCTGATAGAACAGGGGCAGTTTCATTCATCCGCACATCTGAATCTGAACTTGAAATAATAAGGAGCCTTGAAATCTATTGTTGTAACAAGAAGGCTTTTTATTATGTTGACGGGAGCCGGATTGTTTTGGAATATCCTGTAAAAGAATATTCATTAGTTGAAAAAATTGTAGTTAAGTTGTTACCTCAATTTGGTGATTTTGCAATGACAGATGATATTACGTTTCCTATGGGTGAACTTGGTGTAACAACAGCACTGTTGAATATAATGGGAATACGGCAGGTGAATAATTTAAACGCTTCTGATATAAGATAACGCTATGGCAGGTAAAGGATTTGTAGATATTAACAATCTTGTTTCTTCTGTTCTTTTAGGGATAGGGGATGAACAGAATAAGCGGTATGAGGTAAAAGCAACTCAATGGATACTTGATGCTATCCGTAGGGTTCATGTGAATTATTCACCTTATTACCGTGAAGAAAGGCTTTATTTCGATAATGAAGATATTTTTTCTATTGACTATCCTGACGGGCTTGTTAAAATGTTAGCTGTCGGATTGTATAAAGCTGATGAGTTTTGGCCTTTCACCAAAAAAATGAATTTATCTATACTGACTTCGGGTGACGATCAGGATGAATTTGACGAGGATGCCAATGAAGGATTGGCTGTACCGTCAAAGGGAATGGGATATGGCAAACAACCTTCAAATATAGGTTATTGGACTGATGATCCACAACATTGCAGAATACTTGTCAGGCTACATGCTTACGTGGGAAGCAATGGCACTTATACAGAAAATACAGCATGGCTTAAAGATAAAGGGGTTATTGTCCGTTTTAAATCTAACGGGATAGATTGTAATGGCGATGTATGTGTTCCTTATGAGGCAAAAGACTTAATAGTCCAGAAAGTTGTCTATGAGTTTTGGCGAAGGGGAATAGGAATGAACCAGCCGAACAATTATACAATACAAAGTCAGCGTGACGAAGTTGATGCTTTGCAACAGGAATATGAAGCATTATTATATGAACCAACTAATTTTTGGGAAATAAAAGACAGTATTTACGGAAGTCTTAATACAACAGCAAGACGATGAGCCTTGAATCACAAATAGCATCTATTCATGGTTCAATGAACCAGACCAATACGGCGAAACACGTTCGTACAGATCAGGGTCAGGTCGTTGAAAGGATAAACCTGCGCACCAATAGCAAGGATGGCAATAAATACTATAATGAAAAGATAAAAGGCAATTTACTGATTAGTAAAACATTACCGTCAGGGACAAATAAGGTTATCGGTTGGGCTAATGATTATAAAAATAATGCTGTTTTTTATTTTATCTATAACAGTTGGCATCAGCATTGCATTTACCGCTATTTTATAAATACAAAAACTATTCAGACTGTATGGTATGCCCAGCCTATGTTAAGATTTGAAGATGCTTACATTAAAGGCGCAGTTGTTGAAAATAATTTATACTGGATAAATGGAGATCAACAGCCTAAATCATTTGATATTGACAAAGCTGTAAATGGTGAATACACTGTATTAGATCAGCCATATGATGAGAATATATTTCCATTAATAAAAAAACCACCGCAATTTGCACCTGAATGCAGATATATTGATGATGATACCTATAATTATAACAATCTTCGCAAGAAATTATTTCAGTTTAAGTATTGTTTTCAGTATAAAGATAACCAGAGAAGTGCATGGAGTTCGATAAGTAAAGTACCGTTGCCTGAATTTGAATTATCAACAGCAGGAGAATGGATAACAGATATAAGTATTAACAATGCAATATCTGTTGCGGTAAATACAGGCGGGCATGATGTTGAGAAAATATTGGTTGCAGCAAGAGAATCAACTCCGGGCAATGTAGGTAGTTTTTATCTATTTGGAGAGATTGAAAAATACGATGAAGATGATGAGCAGATTATTCTTGATGACGAGGAAACAAAAATAAATTTTTATAATAACAAGCGTACTGAATCTGTTGATACAACTGTAAATAATCGCTATTGTGACCATGTGCCGTTATCAGGGAATGATATACTATTACTTGACAATAAATATTTGGCAATAGCTTATCCTAAAGATGGTTATGATACGATAGAAACAGATTATGAGTTAGATTATAATACTTACGAGACAGAGGTTACCAATAGTAGAAAATATATGGAATTTGGAGAAAAATCTATTTCTAAAGCATGGGCTTTATTGATTTTTCTGGATCGTGTTGTATTTGAAATTCCGACACAATTTTATAAAAATTCTGTATATACTGTTAAGTTTACTTATGATGGGAGTGAAGATTATTCTCTTTCTGTTATCACAGGTGATACACCTGCGGGGACATATCCTGATTATATGCAACAGATATTTATTGAGGATATAAGAGATAAATTTTGGGATGAATTTGCTGATGATGTATATATAGGAATGTGGCCACTTGGTTCAGAATCAACATCTGAGTTTTTTTTAGATGTAAACCCTGACTTGATAACAGATTACGAAGCATATATAGTTTCATCAGAACTCGAAACTAATCCTACCTATAAATCACTTAAACGGGCGCAATATCATCCTTTTGGACTTATTTATAATGATGGGCATGGCAGATATAATATAGTAATGGGAGAAGAAGAGTTATATGTTCCACCATTTTCCGATGATCCTTATGAAAGCGAATATGTTCGCGGTACATGGTCTATTAATCATGCGCCTCCTGAATGGGCTGAATCATATCGTTGGTGTTATATAAGGAATAAGACTTATTCATATTTTTTGTATGTGCCTAATATAGAAGTTGAATATATCGTTGCAACTGATAAATATTTATTAAAAATAAATCAGGCATTAGAAAGGATAAGAGATCAATATCCTAATTTTATAATTGCTGATTATATCTGGCAAAACGGTGATCGTGTAAGAATACCCGGTGCAGAAGATAGTTTTGAAATATTGCGTGAATCTTTAGATGAAGCTGAAGAATCTTTAGGCTTTTTGGTTGATGATATTTCTGATTATATTGTTGATGATGAAATAGTAATGATAGAAATTTATCGTTCTAATCCCGAACCACAGGATACTGTATATTATGAGATAGGTGAAGAATTTGAAATCAGGACTGATACCTACGGCAACAAATATCACAGTGTATATAAGTATAACGATGAAATACCGGAAGATCACATAAATCAGGTATTTGATGTTAATGGTGATTTGGTAACTCCTGCTTCTGGTGAATTTGATTTTGGAGATGTATATTTTAGGTATCGTTTTGATTCTGATGGTGTTGCTTATGCCGTTGAAGATGTTAATTTTTCTGATTATTACATATCTAATGCGATAGATATTGGCAGGGTTGGTGCAAAAATTGACAGCGAACAGAAATATTTAAACAGGGTTGTCAGGTCAGAAAACTATCTTGAAAATACAGAATATAACCTGTTAAATGTTTGGCTGCCTTCATCACAGGCAGATTATTTTGATGCTTCTGATTTGTATGGTAATATAACAGGTATTCAGCAGGTAGGAGAAGTATTAAAAGTCATTCAGGAACATAAGGAAACTTCTGTTTATATAGGAAGGATACTCGCAAAAGAGGGAGATGGCGGTGATATAGCACTTGACAGTACAAGGGTTTTCGGAACACAAAATGAATATATTGAAATACGTGGTTCAAAATATAACAGGTCAATAGTTAAAAATGACAGGTATCTGTATTATTTTGATGAAAGCACGGGTGAATTTATAAGGAGTTCAGCAAACGGACAAT